ATACCATTCTAAATCAGGTAATCAAAACTATGATGACTTTAAAGCTGAGAAAATCAACAGATTATCTTGTGTAAAAGCTATCAATGAAGGTCATAATTTTCCTGGAATAGATAGTGGCATTGTAGGCCAACTAAACTCTAAAGAAAAAGACTTGATTCAAAGAATTGGTAGGTTAATCAGATTTAGACCAGGGCATGAAGCTCAGCTCTATATAGTGGTTGCAGAAGGTACACAAGATGAAAAATGGCTTGAAGAAGCTACTAAAAATCTTGACCAAAGTAAAATTCAACATATAAGATTTGCACAATTTAAAGAAAAATTCTTATGAGTATTATAACCTATTACAGACACCTTGGGCAAGGTAAGTTTAAGCAAATAACTCCTAAACAAGTTAAAGAGCTTAAAGAAATCAATCTTGCAAGTGCAATAGTTACAGTAGACAGATATATGTTTTTAAACAATTTCAATACTGCTTTTTCTGTAACAGAGTGCAAACAAATTGTAGCATTTGTTAAACAATTAAAAGAAAAACAAGATGAAAATAAATCCTCAAATTAATCAGTTATTGCTAAATTATGGCATACCTGAGAATGATGGCATAGCTTATCTTTTATCAATTTACTTTAATTGTAGACCATCTTATACCCCACCTTTGTTAGTTCAAAGAATGAATGTGACTAATATACTTGCTATCAATTCTGATAGAGAAGTAGCTTGGAATATTGCATTGTTTTCTGGAGAAACTCAAGAAAAATGGGATTGGGTAAAGGAATGGAATAATCAATTTAAGCTAATCAATGCTAAAAGAAAAGGTTCAGATATAGCTTGTATAACTAGAATGAAAGCATTTTTTGCTGACAACCCTGATGTGAGAAAAGAGGATGTCATTGAAGCAACTAAAATGTATTTCAGAAGTTTGACCAATGCTGATTATCTGACAAGTTCACATTACTTTATTAGTAAGGGTGTGGGCAGAGATAGAGTATCAACACTAGAATCTTGGGTAGAGAAGTATAAGGAAGGGATTGCTAATACTGCCTCAATACAAGCTAGTGATGATATTACATCTAAAATGCAATAGTTATGAATATAATTAAAGCATTTGAAGCAGGTCAGAAAGGTGCTAACAAAGGTCTTCCTATGGGGGAAGGCCTTAAGAACATCTCTATGGCTATTAATGATATCCAAAGAGGTAGGATATATACTGTAGCTGCAGCTCCTAAGGGTGGTAAGTCCACTCTAGTTGATGTTGGTTTTTGTATAGAACCTGCCATGTATGTTTTGGATAACAACAAAAGAGTGAGTACTTCTTTAGAAGTAATTGCTCAAAAACTTACAGTAACTACTGACCCTGATACAAGAGAAGCTTTAAACAAACAGTTTGAAGAACTTCAAGGTCAGTTAATTGACTGTGAATTTATTTACAATTCTTATGAGATAGACAGAGTGTCTAAAGAGTTTGATTTCTTAGCCCATTTTCTTAACAAAGACCATGGAATCTATGAAATTTCTTTACCCTCTGGAAAAACTTATAAGGACAAGCCTGTTGTGTATTTGTCTGCTGCTTATCTTAAGGGTGAGTTAACTTATGATTCAGTAGACCCTGATGCACCAAAAGAGATAATAAGAGTTTCTAGTGAGTTATTTGAGCTTATCAAAATTGTATATAAGACTAGACTTGTACCTCTCTTTGGAGAGTATTCCGCAACAGGAGAAAAAGTTTCTAAAGGTATGATTATTTTCCTAGAGAATAAAGAAAATCCTACTGGAATTAGAAATTGGCTTTTAGAATATGCTAACAAAAATGGTAAGTTTCTCTACAAAACAAGTACTAAAAATGGTCAAACATTTAATAGAATGATTGGGTATCAACCTAATAATCCTAAGAAGTATGTAATTGTAATTACTGACCACTTGAGAAAGCTACTACCTGAAAGAGGTTTCAAGATGAAAGAAACTGTAGATAAGTTCTCAGAATATGCTGTAGAGTTTAGGAATACCTGTAATTTCAGCTTTGTCCACATTATTCACTTGAATAGGTCATTGTCTGGAACTGACAGAAGAGATTTAGATGGAGATAAAATATTTCCACAATCTGATGATATTAAAGAGACTGGTAATCTAAGTGAGGATAGTAACTATATCTTCACAATGTTTAACCCTAATGATGACAAGTTTAACTTGAAGAAGCATTTTGGTACACCAATTAGAAGAACAGATAACTCTCTTTTATATCCTTATATGAGAACCATACATCTTGTAGAATCTAGACATAGTGTTTGTCCTCAACACTTTAGAGTCAACATGTATGGGGATGTAAAGAAATTTGAACCTTTAATTATTCAAAATTAGAAAAATGGCTAAGATTTTAGTGCTTGCCCCTAGTGGGTTTGGTAAGTCCACCAGTATAGGACAAATCCCTGAATTGGGAATTAAAGGGTTAAATCCTGCAGATACTTTTTTAGTGTCTGTAACTTCAAAGCCTTTACCTTTTAAAGGTAGTGGAGCAGCATATCCAATATGCCAACCTGGAGACTTGAAGTCAGGTAAGAGAATTATCACTGACAATGCAAAAGACATTGCTGAAATCTTCTTAAACTTAGTTGCTAGTCCATTCAAGAATATTGTATGGGATGACAGTAACTATGTTATGCAGAATTGGTACATGGCAAATGCTTTGGCTAAAGGTTGGGATGCCCCTAAGCAAATTGGCTTTATGATGGGTAAAATATTTGATGCTATTGAGAAATTAGATGCTGCAGGTAAAAATGTAATCATCTTAGCTCATGGTGAAAGTATTCCTGGACCTGATGGTAGAATCTACATGAAGTATAAAGCTACAGGTAAAATGGTAGATGAATACTTGACTGTAGAAGGTAAAGTGGATGTTACTCTAATTGGTATTAGTAGATTTGATGCTACTGACAAGAAAGCTGTAAAAGAGTTCTTGACCAATGAGAATGAGCAATATTCTTCAGCTAAGTCCCCAATAGGGATGTTTGATAAACAATTTATACCAAATGACTTAGGTCTTGTGGTAGATAAAATTGCAGAGTATTATGGATAATACAGCTCTTGTGAATATTGGATTTTGTTTTTTAGGCTTTATATTAGGTCTAGGAGCAGGAATCCTTATTCAAAAAGTTCAGTCTGGCAGTTATGATGCTAAGCCTGAAAAAGACCCTCTTGCAGAAGAGTGGGAAAACCAGTCAAAAGGTTACAAGTAAATCATTAATTAGTAAATAGATAGAAAAATGTCTACAGAAAATGTACAAGAAAGTAATGCTCCTTTGAGAATTACTATTAGTGAAGTGTTATCTTTGCTAGATCAAGGAAAAAGCAGAAAAGAGATTGCTGAGCATTATGGAAGAACTCAAACTGAAATGAAAAGAATAGTTTGGGAACATCCAAAATTGAAAAACAGAAAAGCTAAAAAACAATACACTGGTATTGAATTAGAAGATGATACTGAAGATGCTGTAGCAACAGTAGCTGAAGTTGAAGTAGCTCAAGGTCAACCTGAGCCTGTTTATCAAGATGCTGCACCAGAGCAAGCTAATGCTTTTAACAATGCTCCTGCAGAATTAGTGAATGGTGAAATGGTAGGAAGTGCTGACACTTCTGACTGGAACTAGAATTGTTTAACCCTAAATAAAGACTAAAATATGTCACAATTACAAGGATACGGGTATGTATCAGATTCAGATGAATCATTGAAATCAAAATCAGGAGCTAAATTTGGTGGTAACTTTGGTGTTGCTGTCTTAGCTAAATTTGCTTACAGTGCTAATGTAGCTAAAGAAGGTCAAGAACCTAGAGAAGCTATTGAAGTAGTTGTTAAAGTAGGAGACAGAGAGTACAAAGATTGGATTAATCCTGTGAACAGAGTTGTTGATAAAAACAATGCTGAAATCACAGATAAGACTTCTGCTGCTTACATTGCTGGATTCAATGCTTTAATGGTACAACAAAATGCTACAGTAACTCACTACTTGAAATCAGTAGGAGTAACTGAAGATGGCTTGAAAGCTGCATTTGCTACACCTGTAGTAAGTTTTGCTGATTATGCTACTAGAGTTTGTGCTTTATTACCTATTGGGTATGACAAAAAGCCTCTTGATTTGTTCTTAGAGTACCAATGGAATTTTGGTAAGAAAGAAGATGGGTCTTTGAATGATAAGACTTATCCAACTTTACCTAAGAACATGAAAGGTGGTTATTTCATTGTACCAGCTCAGCCTGGTGTATGGGTAGAGACAAGAGAAGAAGATGGAAAGTTAACTTATGTTAATTCTAATGGGCAAAAACACCCATTTGAAAGAGACTCTAACTTTATGTCTGGAAACAAAGGTACTCAACAAGTATTAGGTGGTTCTAATAACACATCTCCTATGGGAGTTGCTGCTCCTGGAACTGCTGCTACTGTTGGTAGCTGGTCTTAATCCTTATAACTAACTAACTTAACCTCTTCTTATGAGTGAATATCAATATACATCAGATAACATAAATAGAAGAGGTTTTATTAGTAAAGAAAGTATCTTAGAATTTGTTACTCAAGAGCAAATCTTTGGGAT